ATGAGTACAGTAACAAGTCAGAACCAGACCGCCCCCGTTGTACGTCAGTACGAGATCGGAGGCGTTCGATATATTGTGAAAGCGACCGTCAAAGACGGCGCGAAAGAAACCGCAGTCAAGAAAATCCGTCGGCTGCTCCAAAACGATTTGAACAAGGCAGCCACTTAAAAATTAAAGATTTTTTCATTTCCTACAAGCAGACGGATGGGGCATGATATGGTATAATATACTTGTATCATGCCTCGTTTTCCGGCTGCGGAATAGGAGGAACTTATGAGCAAACAGCCGGAAATGGTGATTGCACGGAACCCCCGTGCGACACGGAATAACGATACTACTTTGAACCTTGACAATCAAATGTACCAACAGCCAGTCACTTCCTTTCAGCGCGTATCCAATGACGCGCCGTTGAGCGAGGAAACCAAGACGGCTATCCAAAACACGGTGCTGCAATTCTATGTCCACAGCCAGCCGCAGGAGGAAGCCGAGGGCATTACCGCCTGCTATGAGCGTCTTTCCCAAGAAGATAAGCTGGACGGCGAGAGCAACAGTATCAGCAATCAGAAGCGGATTTTGGAAAAGTATTGCCGGGATCACGGCTATACCGCCATCCGCCACTACGACGAGGACGACGGATATTCGGGAACCAACTTCAACCGGCCCGGATTCCAGCGGATGCTTGCCGACATCAAGGCGGGCAAGATCAAGCGCGTTGTCGTTAAGGATATGAGCCGGTTCGGGCGTAACTATCTGCAAGTCGGAATGTATACGGAAATGCTGTTTCCAGAGTACGGCGTCCACTTTATTGCCGTCAATGACGGTGTGGACAGTGTGCGCGGGGACAGCGAGTTTACCGCCATCCGCAACGTATTCAATGAAATGTACGCCAAGGACACCAGCAAGAAAATCCGGGCAACGTGGCAATCCAAAGGACGCTCCGGCGAACACCTCACCACTATCCCGCCTTATGGGTACAAGAAAGACCCGGAGAACAAGAAGCGGTGGATCGTGGATGAAGAAGCTGCCGCCGTTGTCCAGAAGATTTTTGCACTGTGCATGGACGGCATGGGGCCGACGCAAATTGCAAAATGGCTCCAAGAAAATAAAGTTCTTTCGCCTGTTGCTTACTGCTACGAAAACGACTTGCCGACAACATCTAAACGGCCAACTGACCCTTATAAATGGGCAACAAAGACGGTAGTGCATATTTTGGAACGCCTTGACTATTTGGGCCATACGGTCAACTTCAAAACTTCTAAGCAATCGTTCAAGAGCAAGAAAGTATTGTGGAATGATCCGGCGGATTGGGTGATCTTTGAGAACACACAGGAACCTATTATTGAGGAAAGCGTGTTTCTGATCGTCCAGAAAATCCGACAGGGCCGCCGCCGTCCCACTAAGATGGGCGACATGGGTATGTTCTCCGGCCTGCTGTTCTGTGCGGATTGCGGCGGAAAGATGTACTTGTGCAGAGCCAATCACTTCAAACCTGAACAGGAATATTACCTTTGCTCAACTTACCGTAAAGACCGCACTTTATGTTCGACCCATTCTATCCGGCGCGTTGTCCTTGAAGAAATCGTGCTGCGAAACCTGCGAGAAGCCATTCAGTATGTGACGCAGTATGAGGACGACTTCGTGCAGCGGGCCGCAGATCAAAGCCTGCGGGAACGGGATAAGGAGCTGGCACAAAAGAAAGACACTCTGGCGCAATCGCAAAAGCGGATTGCCGAGCTGGATGTTATCATCAAGCGACTGTATGAGGATAACATTTCCGGCAAGCTCTCCGACGAGCGTTTCATCAAACTGTCCCGTGACTATGAGCTGGAACAGACCAACCTTACAAATCTTGTCGAACATCTGCGGCAGGAAGTCAAGGAACAGGAGAAGCAGAAAGTCAACGTCAGACAGTTCATTGCAGCGGTCAGAAAGTACACCGATATGCAGCAGCTTGACGCTTCCATTCTCCGGGAGTTTGTGGATAAAATTTATATCTCCGAGGTTTACACGCCGGACGAGAACGAGCCACGCATTAAGGTCAGAGAAATTGAGATCGTCTACAACTTCATTGGTGCATTTGATTTTGAGGAAGCAAGGGAGCAATCCCAAGCAGCCCAAAAAGAAAAGAAAACCGGCGTAGCCTAAACTACGCCGATTCTCTCACATAAATGTTTTCTTACGGAACCACGCCTTTACCGTCTGCTTTTTTGCGACCGTAGACTGTGCTTTCATCTGAGCCTTAACGCCATTGATGATTCCTTGGATCTGCTGCCCGATCACAGTTCCATCTGAACGGATTGACTGGTCAACCCGGCTCATTACAGAAGAAGCATCGTCCAGAAAATTGTATTGAAACTCTCCTAATTTCACAAATGTCAACTTGTTCCTAACCGCATCCCATTCCAACTCAATCACTCTTGCATCTGACTTAATTCCAAGTTTTGAGTGATTACAGTGCACGGTATCTCCTAGTGATACCATTTCCAGGCTTTTTACATCTTCGTATAGTTCTGTATTCTGCAGAAGCTCCATGTCTGCTTCAATACTTACTTTCGGCTTATCCACACCTTCGTCATATTGTTCCTGGCATTTCTTTTTCAACGCTTCCTCTAGCTGTTTCTGCGTTTCACATATTGTCACTCCGTTCTCTTCGTCATTCTCCTGCGCATCTTCACGCATTTTCACATCCTCGAACTTCATTGTTCTGTAATGTATTGTCGGATATTTTTCAATCAGAGGTGAGTCCACCCACGGTGCGTCTCCCTCGATCATATATCCATTGTAAGATTTTGGAACAATCCTTGTAGCAACTTCACTCATGTCTACCATCTCTGAAAAGCCATCCTTAACTATGTTTTTTCCATACATCACCTGTACACCATAGTCTCCTCCTGCTTTTTCATTGATGATCACTTGATAATTATCATACAGGATTTCCCCGCCCCATTTGGAAACAAATGCATTATCATCACTTCCATTGATTGCCTCTATCAAGTTCATCGTCTGATAATAGGCTGTTGATACCTTCTTGATGTCCGATTTTGCCTGATATTGCGGAGTTTTCTCTGTCATAATGTCCAGAGCCTCCTGTCCACTTTTGTTTGTTGGCCTGACATCTACCAGGAAACAATCTTCTTTAGCATCCATAAAAATAGGAGTAAGTTCTGCACTTACCCCCGAATCTTTCTTTTCTTTGCTTCTTATCCGAAATAGTTGGATCCCATTAAAAGATGGCATTTTCACTACTGCATTTTCCTCAATGTACTTCCATCTTCCTTCTAGGTCAATCGGATGTTCTATATTCGCTGTCCATTCTCCATTGAGGATGACATGAATAATGGCTTCTTCCGGAAGCAGTGTCATATCTCCATTATGTCTATAATCTATATTATCCTGTCGGTATATCTGAATCATAAGCACCTCCAGTTTGGAATCACTTCCAGCTCGAATCCATCTGTGATTGCTATATCATTCATTCCTTCCTGTAGCACAAGATCGTCATAATCTCCAAATACCGCTGTATTGCTCAGTGTTCCATCTTCGCGGTAAGCCAGCTTTCTGTCTGTATCAATCGTCAGATTCTGCCCGACATCAGCTTCCATTCTCTTTCCATTAACTATCAGGCTGCATCTTCCTTCTCCATAGATTCTGTAAGTTGGGTAAGATATCTCATATGGATTCCTCTTCACTTCTTCCGCCGAATGAGGATGCTGTCCCTTGTCCAGATACCGCAGACCATCCTTTGTTGTGAATGTTGCTGTAAAATTGCAGATTCTCTCACTTGTATGCTCTGCTTCATCCATCTGAACTTTCAGGATTTTATAGAAATGCCCCGGATCTGTTCCAAGTCTTAGCTTCTTATTTCTTCCAGACAGCCACTTTCGTGCTTTTCCAAGACGATTCTCCCAATCTTCACTCTTTCCTATAAAATTGAATGATATCTTAATCTCTGTTGATTCGTAGCCCCCATCCAACAGATACATGGTTCCATCACTCCCCGGTATTTCTATCGAAGATTCTTTTCTTACTGCTGTTGGCATTGAAGGAAGCTCTTTCGCATAGATCTCCATGCTTGAGCCTGATATTCCGTTGTATTCTACTTCCATCATGCTCCCGCGGCTCCTCTCTTCCACTTAATGTTCTGAGACATCTTCTTAATCACCGCATCCGTAAGGATCTCAGCAAGCTTCTTGTCTCCAAGCGCAATGTTATTTTCAATCACGAACGTAAGTTCTGACAGTGCTTCTGCAATTAATTGAGCAAGTGCTGCGTTATTTGCCTGCATCTCATCACGGATATATGTCTTCAGCAAGTCGATTGGAAGAACTGCCTCTGCTCCTGCTTCGCCACCGCCCATTGCTCTATCTCCGTTCATGCCGAAAATAGTTGGGCTGTTCAAGATACCGCCGTTTGCATACCAGTCAACCGAGAATTTCGGAACTTTTGGTGGAACAAGCGACCATTCTCCACTTGCCTTGAAGTGTGGAAGTTTAATCTTTGGAAGTTTCCACTCAAAGTTGAAAAATCCCTTGATTTTGTCGATTACTCCCTTGATGAAATCACAAATCGATGCAAACACCGCATTGACTCCGTCTCTGAACCACTCGCATTTTGTGTAAAGTGTAACGAAAATTGCAATTAACGCAACAACAGCTGCAATAACCAAAAAGATTGGATTCGCCATAAGAATTGCGTTAAATGCTGCGAAGGCTGTTTTTGCTCCACTGATGGTTGGTGTTAGCTTTGACGTTACATCAATCACAGTGGACACACCACCAGAAACCTTGCTGATTATACTGAAGACGGGCCCTAGTGCTGCAACCAACAGCGCACACTTTATAATCATTTCCTGTGTACCAGGAGACAGTGAATTCCAACTACCAATGATGTCATGAAGAATCGGAGTGACAATGTGTAAACAATCCGCAAGGACTGGTCCTAATGCATTTCCAACTTCAAATCCAGCATCTTTCAATTCGTTCAGTGTCAATTTAAACTGGTCAGCCGGATCCAGTGTAGCTTCAAATGTATCGTTGACACTTCCGAGGTTATCATTGAGCGATGCGCCTAATTCGTCAAAGTTTAGCTTTCCACTTTGGCAGAACTCTGCGAGTGCTGGACCAGCTTTCGCTCCGAACAGCTCAACCGCAGCATTGTAAGCCTCAGAAGAACTCCCTGCATTAACCATCGTATTCTGCAGCTCTGACAGCGCATCTTTCATGCTCTTACCCTCTTTTGATGCATTGACAAGGGCTTTCTTAAGTCCTGCCATAATTGCACTTGTGTCAACTCCTGATGTCTCGCACTGGCCAAGAAATGTAGCAGCGTCTGCAGCAGACATTCCGAGTTCTTTGAGTGATGCAGCGTTGCTGACCATTGACGAGAACAACGTATCCATTGAGATTCCAGTGTCCTGTCCGACTTTGTTCATTGTGTCGAGCAATGCGCCAGCATCTTCAGCTGTCAGATTGAATGCCTCAATAACTTTCTGAGTGTTATCAACGGAAGAAGATACGTCTGTATCATTTAATTCGGCGAACCGAACAAACTTTGCTGATAAGTCTTCCAGTTCTTGTCCTGTGAGATGGAATCGTGTGTTGACCTCTCCAACAGCAGAACCAGCTGTCGCAAAGTCTGTTGGAATGGTTTTTGCGATATTTCTTGCGGAATCCTGCATTTCTTCCAGTGCATCGCCAGTAGCTCCTGTCTTCTGCACGATGATGTCCATCCCCTCATCGACCTGCGCCCATGCTGCCATGATGCCTGCGCCTGCTGCCGCAACTGGAGCCGTCACATTCTTTGTGAGAGAACTTCCAATCTTTCCGGTGGTATCGCTGAAGTCCTTAACCTTCTTGGAGTAATCTTCCAGTGTCGCAGCACCGCTTTCCAGCTTCTTATTTACATCTTCAAGTCCGCTCTTGTAGTTATTCAGAGATGCTTTTGCATTATCCAGCTGCTGCCTTGTTTTGGAGATAGCAGCTTCGTCTCGCACTTGTGCATTCTCCTGTGCTTTCAAGATTTCTGTCAGCCTATCGACTTTCTGCGTATACGCTTCTGTCTGATTCTGTAGATATTCCTGCGTCGCTCTCAGTTTATCGGCTGACGATGTACTTTTATCCCATTCAGACTTTGCAAGTTTAAAGGCTGACCTGTTCTCATTGACCGCATTGTTTACATCTGTCAGTGATTTTCTAAAGTCAACCGTTCCATCTGCTTTGAAGGTCAACCCGACAGTTTTCAATCCGTCATTACTAGCCAATCAAAGCACCTCCCTTCCGTTTTTCTAGTTCTGTGAATACTTCCAGGCATTCATTAAAAAAGATAGGATCTGAGTTCCAAAATTCATCTTCACTCATTCCCATCTTTCTTGCACACACCATGTATTCTGCCCAGTCGATGTCCATTACCTTGCTGACTTCTTCGTCCTCGGAGCAACAGACTTCTTCGCCTGTTCTTTTTTTTTATATTCGTTGAGTCTTTTTTCAAACTCCTCGAAAATCTCACGGATGCTGTCGGCATCCATCGGAGTCAGCATCATTGCCTCTTCCTCGTCTACTTTGAGACCGTTCGACCGAAGAATCACGTAGATCATTTTGCCTGCAAGTTCGACATTCTCCTCTTCAGTCAGATCTTCCTCTGTTCTTCCGTCCAGTTTTTTGTCAATCCCATTCATTTTCACCAGATATAAAGTGTAATAATTAACTTTTACTTCCAGTTTTGATCCGTCTGTTAATTTAATCAGCTTGGATTTCATATGATCACGCTCCTACCACTGTTGTAAGATCTGCATCCGTCAGAATCGGTTTTGCGAAGAACTTCTCTTCTGTAAGTCCTGCCGGTGCCGTGGACTCTGTGACCTTGCTCACGATGTTTCCTTCTGCATCAAACGGATATGCCCTGATCTTAATCGTGTCTGTCTGCTCACTTGCTTTTTCCTCAGATGTAGCAATATCATCGGAGTTCTCAACAAGCTTGCATTTTGGGAACCACTCGTAACGAGATTTTCCATTTTTCAGTTTTACAACCTTACCGAAAGCGAAGAATGGTCTTTCACTCTTTCCACCAGCAAGGATAAGTCCACCTGTTCCTTTTGTTTCTCCGCGCATTTTGGAAATTGTGTCGTCTGGGAATGCGATCACAGACACTTCGATGTCAATACTAGACATTGGTGAGTCTGAATCGTAGATTTTTCCAGATGCATACACATCGCTTGTCTCTGAGTTTTCAGTTACTTTGACACTTTTAACAACCTCTGTTTTTTCAACATCAGCTTCGTAAGTACCGTCGTACTCTCCGCCCTCTGTTGTGTTTGCAAAACACATATACTGTGCACCGACCGTCTGTTTCATAGCCGGTTTTTTTGTATTAATAGCCATATTTGCCCCCTAACCGAAGATTGCATCCGCCATCTTCTTATAGTATTTTTCCTTGTTATTTTTAAATAATGGCTTCAGATGTGCTCTTGATGCCATCTTCCTGGTTCCATGCTCAAGCATTGGACCGTAGTATTTGCCCCATCCAACCTTAACACTTTTATCTGTTCGTTCCACTGCGAATGTGTTGACTATATGAGTATATCCAGGTTTGTTAATTTGACTTCGAGGTTTTGGCAGTCTGAGAAGATCTTTTACAAACTCCTCAGCTCCTACCTCGACCGCATCCAGTGCCTTATCATCAGACACTTTTTCTGCATATTCTTTTATCAAGTCTTCAAATTCGCTTAGTCCCGAATCAATGAATTCTATTTCCTTGCTCATCCAATCGCTCCGTCAGTTGTGATGGAGAAATAAGAATGCCACACTTTATCTTCTGTGACAAATTCATGAGCTATGGCCGGATGGTAGCCAAGCTCATTCAGGCGTTTTTTCAGTTCGATTAACTTTGGATTACGAGGTTTCTTTGCGTAAATACTAATCTGCCATGTGATTTCATTCTCATAATCATCACCAGATGCCATTGCGTCTTCCCACATGATTTCCCAGTAATCAATTCTCGGAAATACTTTTTCATTTTTGAGACTACTGACCCCCTCGTTAACAGGACAGCCTATATCGTGCAGAATCTCACTTAATTCTTTCTGTGTCATTGATTACCTCTCTTTCATATGCCGGTGTCTTCAATGTCAATTCCGACTCCCTGAAACCGTCTTTTGTGGTGGTATGTGCTACGTTGTAGACCTCATGTTGTTCTCCGTCAATGATGCAGACGCACTTACTATCCACACCTTTAAATCGTGGTATTGCGAGCTTCATGGTCACTTCCACGCTATCTGCTGAAAGCTTTGCTCTGGTGGTGTCATACACCGAAAGTTCTCGATACCACACTTTGAATCCAATGCGTTCAAGTTTTTCTTCCGGATAGTCCTCTGATTCATCGTTTACTATCCTACGAATCTCAAGGACTCCGTCTACATACTCAGGCATTGCCATTCGCACTCACCTCCGTCTCCATTTGCCACGTAAGAATCACGCTTGAATAATTATTCATGAATTCGCTAACTCTGTGGTGGTAAGCATAATATACATAGTTTTTCAGCAGCATCCTATATGTGAGATCTGTCGTTATGCCACAGCCGGGATTCAATCTCCCGACTGTATACTCTCCTTCTTTGATGAGATTGATCAATTGATTGTCATCATAGTAAGGAGGAATCTGAAACTCTTCGATTACTTCATCTACCAGCGTGGCTAATTCTTCATTACTCATATCTTATCCCTTACTGCTGTGGCACCGTTACCTGTGTTACCGGGAGAACATACTCCTCAAGTTTTGTTACATCAAAAATAACTGCAACATTGTCATCCACAGCTCTACCGTTTGCATGGCATTTAGCTACGATAAGGTCTGCATCATCCATAGCTTTTGTCTGATCGTACTCAGCAACTCGGACACCTGTTGTTCCCATTGTGTAATAGCCGGCGATTGTGAATGCCGCTTTTCCCTTCGGACAGTTAGCATCAACAATTTTTTCGATGTCAATGAATGACTTGTTGACATATCCGCCTGTCAGAGCCTCTCCGTACATACACGGATCCACATATTCTGCTTCGTCTGACGGATTGCAGATAAGATAGAGCTTATCAACCACACGTTTTCCATCATTAGTAAGAGTTTTTCTCACCGGAGCAAGTCCCTTCGGAGAGAATTTTGTAACCGTAGTGAGAACAGTTTTTGCTTTATTTGTTCCGGCTGACTCTACGGTTCCAATCTGACGAAAGATTCCGATTGGACCTGTCTTTCCATCTCCATCGAGGTATCCTTTTACAAGTCCGTCCTGCATGGCCTCAGACAGAATAGCCATGAAATATCTGTCAACGAATTCCATAGACAGCTCTCTGATTGATTTTGGAATAACAAGGTAAGCTGTGAGCTTGTGAAGGTCAATATTCAGAGCTGTTACCTCTGCTGAAAGTTCGCCTTTGATAGCGTCCGTAAGAGGACCCCAAACCGCTGCACCTGAATGAGATGCCACAATCCATTTCTTCACGTTTGCCGGTGCCATATTTACAAGTTTCAGGATTGGCGATGCTTTCTTAACATCATCCAGTGTACGATCAATAATCTCTGTCGGAATGATGTCGATCTGGTTTGCTGTGAACGCCTGCTTGATGTCCTTAAAATTCTCGTAGAATTTCTTTTCTTTCTGAGACAGGTTACGGAGTCCAAGCTGTCTCTTGTAATCTGCATCTCTGCTTGCTCTTTCTGCCTCTGCTACTACCTGCTGAATCAGATCGGCGTGCATTGCTTCATCGATCATTTCAATTGACTGCATAATTGCTTCTGCTTTCTGATCTGCCGGTGCATTGTCCAGAAGCTGTTTCACTTTGTCTTTTACTTCCTGGCTTAAATCTTCAATCCTCATTCTTCATTTCCTCCTAACCAAAAAATGCACCCCAACCGGTGCTATCCTTTTCTTCCGTCTTTTCTTTTTTCTTATGAGTCAGCTGATAGAACTCAGCTAACTGCTTCTGATGCTCATTTCTGCTTTTCAGTTCCATCTGAAGTGCCTTGTTTTCTTTGATTACCTCCTGCAGTTTCACATCCGGATCATCCTCCTTCTGCGCAACGCCAATCTCATCAATCAAGCCATACTCCAGAGCCTTCTGTGGAGATAAGGTTGTGGTCTTATGCATCATCTCCCGGAGCTCTTCTTCTGAAACCGTAGCCCGCTGCATAAACAGAGCCACACAGCTGTCCATTGCTACATCCAGATTGTCTGCTTCTGCCCTCAGATCTGCTGCATTTCCTGTAACTGTCTCCCACATATCATGAATAACGGCTGTTGTTCCCTGTCCCATGATACGCTTATCACATGCCTGCAAAATTGTAAATGCGATAGAATGACATCCGCCCATTACAATCCCTGTCTTATAGGATCCATGCTGTTGAAGCATGTTGTAAATGGCCGTCCCCTGGTCCACACTTCCACCATTGCTGTTGAAATAGATCTTAATCTCATCTGTTTCTGGAATGGCATCCAGAAGTTCCTTGAAATGCTTGGCTGATGTCTCAGAGTCGTCATACTGCCATGTATCCCAATTGAACGGACCGATTTTTCTAATCTCATCAAAAACGAAAATCTCATGCACGTTATCCGTCTGCTGGAATCTATACACAACTTTTTTCTGTTCCAT